AAAGAATTGTTTGGCGGGCTGGTTTTATGATTATATCTTTAGTTTCGGCTTTAGGAATTTATGCTATATACTGGGCATCAACATCTTGACACCCCATACCTGTCTGATATAATACAATCATGTCTATGGGACAACTGACAAGAATGACAATTGAAGAGGTCCATAATTATATGGAACAGAATGGCGTTGAAGTCTTTGAATCCTTCACGGATGAAGATGGCGATGTCTATTGGGGATTTGCTGGTAATAGTGGATTCAGCACTTTCGATATGTGCGGACTGGATGAAGACAAGGCAAAATATGCTGCCGTTCTCTTTTATAGATTGGTAAATGAATACGGCATTTGTTTTGGTGATGCTGAAATGTTTGCAGGTTCATATGTTAAAACATATAAGGTTATGCAGAAACCGATGACAGAAGAGGAACAAGAAGAAATTCGCCAAAGAACGATTACTGCTCTCAAGGAAGGCAATGTAATAGATTGTAGGGACAATGTAAATATTGTAGGAGAAGAAGGCGACAACGACCACTATGATATTGGTGGAGAGGGATGAATAGACAAGACAGGGAAATGTACTGGACAATATTTATTTGGATAGGACTGTTTGTGGGTTCTGCCCTTGGCAGTTATGTTCCAAATTTATGGGGTGAAAGTCTCTTTTCTCTTTCTTCAATTTGTTTTGCAACGGTTGGAGGACTTCTTGGAATTTCTGTAGGATACAATTTTTCTAGATGGATGGATTCCTAAATGAAAATTCTTGGTGATTTAAAACTTGATTATTGTGATGTGTTAATTCGACCTAAGCGTTCTATTCTTGAGACTCGCCAAGATGTTGATTTAAATAGACAGTTCACTTTTAAGAATGGGCAAAAGTGGATGGGCATTCCAATTGCAGCAGCGAACATGGATACCATTGGAACAGTCGAAATGGGTAAAGTATTATCAGAATTTGGTATGCTTACTTGTTTGAGTAAACATATTGATCCATTTAATATATATGCTAATGATCATGAAAAATCAACAATGGCTCTTTCGTTTGGAATGGGTGAGAAAGATCGTGAATTTCTTTCAATAAACTCAACCCACTCCCATCTGGAAGACCGGCGAGAACACCCATTCTTTTGTTTGGATGTTGCAAACGGATACACACAAAGATTTATTAATTTTGTTAAGGAGGTTCGTCAAGAATGGCCAGAGAAAATTTTGATAGCAGGAAATGTAGTGACAGCGGAGATGACAGAAGCACTGCTTCTGGCAGGCGCGGATATCATCAAAATTGGCATCGGCCCAGGCAGCGTATGCACAACGAGGAAAGTATCTGGAGTGGGATATCCTCAACTATCAGCAGTGATGGAATGCGCGGACGCTGCCCATGGTCTGGGCGGGTTCATCATGGCGGATGGTGGGTGCCAGTCACCAGGCGATGTATCTAAGGCGTTCGGTGCAGGAGCAGATTTCGTTATGCTAGGGGGATTGCTTGCAGGACACGAAGAATGTGCAGGAGAAGTCCTCACAGACGATTCTGGTGCTTCTCATAAGGTGTTCTATGGGATGTCTAGCGATACTGCTATGGAGAAGCATAGTGGTGGCGTTGCGACTTATAGAGCATCCGAAGGAAAGACCGTAAAGGTGCCATATCGTGGTCCTGTTAGTGTTTCTATTCAGCAAATACTAGGTGGGTTGAGAAGTGCTTGCACTTATGTTGGTGCAAGAAGACTTAAAGATTTGCCAAAATGCACCACTTTCGTAAGAGTTAATCAGCAACTAAAATACAATTTTCGAGAACGAAATTTAGTCTATATTATGCCAAACAGTAAGCAAGTTAATATAAAAAGAAAGCACCGAAATAGGCGTGCTAGAGAAAAATCAAAAATAGTGGAACAAAGAAAAAATGCTAAGAGAAAGAATCGGGGCAGTTGGGTTTTATCTGGTGTCCCCCACAAGGAGTTTAAATTATGAGTGATAAAATTCGGTACGAAATTGGTGAATCTGTGGTGAACGGAAATACCTTTAAGACAGGAAGAGTTGTTGATGCTGCTGATGCAGATGACGGCTCTACAGAATCAGTAAAACTTGAATATGAAGATGGGGCTGTGGAGTGGGTTACTACTACCTATGTCAAGAAGTTGCTTTTAGAAACTGATCCTCAACCCAAAACTGAATATTTAAATGAAGATTGGACTACCTGACCCACGCAGGCGAGCGTGGCGGAATTGGTATACGCGACGGACTTAAAATCCGTTGTCCGTTTAGGACATGTGGGTTCGAGTCCCACCGCTCGTATTCTCAGGCCCCATCGTCTAGTCTGGTCTAGGACATCGGGTTTTCATCCCGACAACGCGAGTTCGAATCTCGCTGGGGTCAATAGATAATATCTTCCGTTGTCGGCATCATCGGCATGGCCGGCGGCAAGGGCGGCGCCGCAGCCGGCATGCCCGATATGTCTTCGTCCCCGCCAGGTGATGGTATAAACGCGACGATGCTGCCACCAGCAGGGCCTTCGAAGGACAGTGGCTTCAGCCCTTCGGTTTCCAGGCCAGGGGCAGCATAAATTGCGGGTGCTTCTCGACGCGCTCTTTGAATAAAAGAGGTTCTTGAAGTTATTCTGGATTTTATTTCTCTTATTTCCTTAGCAGTTCTTGGTCGAAGCCGTATTAATTCTTTAATACAAGTTCCTGCTTTTTCATTCCAAACATGTCCGCTGGGGCATCTAGTTTCTGGACCCTTTGATTTTCCTGAAACAGATATCTCTATTGGTTCTTGAGGAACATAGATATTATCTTCCCCTATGGAAGAGCAAGTTCTATGGTGCTGGATAATTATAGGAAGCCCTATGGTGCTTTCGTTTGATAATACTTCTGAAAGGAAAATTTCATTTTTGTCTCCACTGATGGCAATTACCATTGAATTCATTTCATCATTATACTTAGTTCCGTTGACTTTAATTATGTCTCCAGGCATAATTCCCCATTCGTCGAAATCTGGTTTTGAGACTAGATTTATTAATTTATCAATTTTTTTGGAACTAGAGAATTTCGTAGTTTCTATTTGAGGAGTCTTAGTGAAAAATTTTCCTTCCCATCTAGTTTTGTCATAGTTTGCGAAATCACTAGGCGCTTTTGCTACTACTAGATTTCCATTTATAAAGTTAAGAAATGTATATTCCGTACTTATGTCTCTGTCTATTGAATAAAGGTCGTTAACATACCTTGCATTTCTTAGAGTAAATTTACTTTGGTTTGGAACCATTGTTGAAAAGCAAGCATGGATTTGACTTAAATCACTTTCATTATTAATATCAGTCCAGTCAAATGCAATAACATTTTCATCGAACACAACACTCAACCTATTTCTTAAAGTGGTTCTTTTAGACTGTGTGTTGTTTACATCTTTTTTAAACAATAGGCCTGGAAACACAGCCTCGTTTAGAAGACAATATTTTTGTTCTGTAGTGCCTTCTTGCGATGCTGGTTTCTTTTTACTATTGAAACCACCACGGGAAAATACCATACTATGACCCTATACAACGGACAGTTGCTGATCCTACTATACTTCTTGCGTAAATTCTATTCAGATTCGATACTTGAAGGAATATGCTTTCTCCAGGCAAGAGTTTATATCCTGCGCCAGAGTTGGTTCTTAGGCTTTGATTTCCTACCAATATACCACTTATATCATTCGATGAATCACAAGATACATACACACCATTGTAAATTGGTTGATCAGCATTAATAGGTTTAGCATTGCTGCCCACTACTACGCTAAGTGCAACTAATTCATCTGGTTGATAGACTCTTTGAACACAAGTATTGAACATCTCAGAATCATTATCATATTGAGAATGGACAGGAGAATTTTGCCCACGCAAAGCATTCCATTTTCTTATACCATCTTCTATAGATGTAATCAGGGGTGTTAAATCATCGGCTACTGAGGTTTTAATTGAACTAATATTTCCACTGGTGATCTGAACATTGGATTTTATATTTCCTATATTTTCTGATGCATCTCCACCAATACCCACAACATCGGATTTAGTTAGACTACGAATGTTTAGACCACTTGGACTGGCAACTTCAAGTGCGCCTCCAGACAATGGTCCTTTGACTACTAATATATCGCCAGTTTTTCCTTTAACCTTAAGGGAACCACCAGTTGCATTTGTCACATAGACATTTGTACTTAGAGTTACGGTTCCAGTAAATACTCCATTATCAATTGCAACCTTTAATGCACCATCACCAGAAACACCAAGAGGATTACCAGCAGAGTCGAATAGTTTTACATGTGCGGCCGTTAAGCCATCTGCTCCCCAAACTGCAAAATTATCTCTACCAGCAGAAAGATTACGAATTTCCATACTACCGCCGGCAGGACCAGCAACTATTCTTATACCACCAGTAACTTCAATTGCTGTAGCACCCTTAATTCCTACAACACCTACTCTGTCGCCTTTGGGTGTCTTTGAATCTTCGGCAGAGACTCTAGCAGGATGTTCATATGGGAAAGAAAGTCTTCTTGTGATAAATCCCGAAGATCTGGAAGAAGTAACACCAACTCCAAATCCACCAGAAAGTCCCTGAACCGCAACGGTATCAATATCTCTGTCGAGAACAGAAGAATTTGTTCTTGCACCATGAGTTATAAGACCATAGCCAGTTTGACCAGTGTATCCAATTGGTCCACCATATAATCTTCTAATTAATCCCTCACCAGGTCCTCTTCCTGGCTGTCCCCCTCCAAATGTAACACCAACTGGAAATGCAGCGGAGAAACCTTGGATAGAACCTGTTGCTTTAACTGGATTAAAGTGATAATCTCTAGTATGACCAGGGCCATATGCAGTAGGACCACTCTTACCGAATGTTGGGCCCACTATTTGTATAATTCCACCAACAACAGGGTTTAAAATTCCGTCTAGTTTACCACCATGAATTTCAACTGCTTGATTGATGCGCATATCACCAGTGACCTTCAATCCGAAGTTATTATCAATTAATGCGCCAGTTGTTCCTTGGTTGCCATCAAAAAGTTGAACTGGGAATGGATTTATTTTTGTGGTTCGGTAAGTATTATAATTATCACCCCATGCAACTTTTACAATTTGAGCATGGGTTCTTGTAAATCCTGTTCCGCCAGCAGAGCCCCAATCGGTAGCAATTGCATATGTTGCACCACCAACAATAATTCCATCGCCAGTTTGTCCTGCTTTATCTGTATAATCGGTAATAGCCATATTTTAATTCTTCTCCAATGATGGCAAGAGTTGTCTTCTTCTATCTATGTATAAGAATACTACAATAATATATCTTGAACTGTTTGGTATTTAGGGTACAATCCAATCTTGAAAAGAGAAAGGAGTTTATAATGTCCCTGTTTACAGACCATGAGAATATTTCCTTTGAGGTCGACCAATATATTCGAAAAAATGGTGGAGAATATATCGATGCCGTGTTATATGTATGTGAATCACATAACATAGAGCCAAAGGTCGCTGCAAGGTATTTATCACAGCCAATTATTGAGAAAATTAGCATAGAAGCCAGAGATATGAACATGCTCCCAAAAAAATCAGAATTACCGATATGAATTCTTTTGACATTATGTTTTCTGGTTATATAATTAGTGAAACAGTAGGGAGTTCCTACTAGGAATTAAAGGCCACGGGAGATCCGTGGAAAAGGAGAAAAGTATGTCATTTGCAGATTTTAAGAAGAGATCAAAGAACAGTATTTCGAGTCTTACTTCCAAGTTGGAAGAGATGAACAAGAAGTCTTATAAGGATGATCGTTTTTGGCGACCAGAGTTGGACAAGTCCAGCAATGGTTATGCTGTGATTCGATTCCTTCCTGCTTCAGCCGAAGAAGATATTCCGTGGGCAAAGTATTATTCTCACGGGTTTCAGGGACCTGGTGGTTGGTACATTGAAAATTCTTTGACCACTCTTGGTGATAAGGATCCTGTTTCTGAGATGAACAGCCGTCTTTGGAATAGTGGAACTGAAAGCGATAAGGATATTGCACGATCTCGTCGTAGAAAGACTAATTATGTTTCTAACATTCTGATTGTTTCTGATCCAGCGAATCCAGAAAATGAAGGAAAGATATTCCTCTATCGGTATGGACAGAAGATTTTCAATAAGATTCAGGAAGCAATGCAGCCTGAGTTTGAAGATGAAGAGGCAATCAATCCCTTTGATTTTTGGGGTGGTGCAGACTTCAAGTTGAAGGTTCGAAGAGTTGGTGGATTTATTAATTATGATAAGTCGGAATTTTCATCTACTTCTGCTTTGTTGGAAGGACATGATGAGGAATTAGAGAAACTATGGAAGTCTCAATATGCTCTCAAGGAGTTTACCGATGCATCAAACTTTAAGAGTTATGATGATTTGACGAAGAGGCTTCATGAGGTTATTGGAGATGACATTCGGGCAGCCGCGCCGAGTGAAATTAAAACTGTTGAGAACATGAACATTTCAGAAGAGTCCCCCTCTTCCGCAAATGAATCTTCATCGGAGCCAGAGGCTTCCGATGATGAAGCGAGTGATGCATTGTCATATTTTGAGAAATTGGCTTCCGAAGATTAATTCGTAGATTCTTAATTGTGGAGCGAAAGAGAGGCGAAAGCCTCTTTTTTGTTTTACATCATATTGGCATCGCGGTTAGAATTTTGCTCTTCTTGCCATGCGGGTTCTTCCATTGAAGTAGGTACTCTAGTGGGATTTCCTCCTCCACCGCTAGTCACAGTTGAATTGAAGGTGTCACCGCCGCGGTTGACTAGCACGGCAGGCTCTGCTTGCCCGTTTCCTTGCTGTTGGAGCGCCGCTGCTACTTGGACAAATTGTTGAAGAGGGGAACCCCTAAAGGGAGCAGTTTCTATTCCAATTGTAGTAGATGCT